CACCATATGACATCTTGACAGAAAAGTGGAACCCAGTGCTCAACCACGATGCACTCCCCACAATCGGAGATGATTACCGTAAAAAGGTCACAGCCGTCCTCTTAGAGAACCAAGAGCAAGCAATTCGCGCTCAACACCTCACAGAAGACATGTCCTCAAACAATCTCGGCATGCCACAAAACTTCACCAACACCGGAGGAGTCGCTGGTTATGACCCAGTACTCATCAGCTTGGTTCGTCGCGCAATGCCAAACTTGATGGCCTACGACGTCTGCGGCGTTCAGCCAATGACTGCTCCAACCGGCCTCATCTTTGCAATGCGTGCTAATTACAACGGCACCCCATATACAGATACCGCGCAATACGCTGAAGCTATGTTCCAAGAATCTCAACCAAACTACGGTGGTTCTGGATATACATTGTCATCAGATTATAAGGGTTTCACTTCAGGATACGGTCTCTGCGGTGCTTGCGGTCCAACAGCAGGCAACCCAAACCTACTTCGCTCACTTACTGCTGCTCAATTTAGCGCATTCCGTGGTATGTTGACCAGCTCAGGCGAAGCTTTGGGAAGTGGCTCAGGTCTTTACTCCAGCTTCAACCAAATGGCCTTCTCTATTGACCGTGTTGCAGTACAAGCTCGTACACGCGCTCTGTCCAGCAACTACACAATCGAATTGGCACAAGACCTCAAGGCTGTTCACGGTCTTGACGCTGAAGCCGAACTTGCAAACCTACTCAGCACTGAAATTCTTGCTGAAATCAACCGCGAAATCATTCGTACAATTTACTTTGTTGCTCGTGACGGCTCACGACAAAGTGATTTGACCACCCCAGGTACATACGACCTCAACACAGATTCAGATGGTCGTTGGTCAGCCGAAAGATTCCGTGGCCTCACTTTCCAAATTGAACGTGAGTGCAACGCAATCGCCAAGGAAACACGCCGTGGTAAGGGTAACTTCATCGTCTGCGATAGCGATACCGCAGCAGCCCTCGCCATGTCAGGTTTCATGAGCCTCAGCCCTGGAATTGCTCCTCAACTCAACGTTGATGACACACAAAGCACATTCGCAGGCTTGCTCAACGGTAAGATCCGCGTCTACATCGATCCTTACACCCCGCTCGGAGTTAACTTCTTCTGCGCTGGTTATAAGGGCGAATCACCATATGATGCTGGTCTCTTCTACTGCCCATACGTTCCGCTACAAATGGTACGTGCAGTTGATCCTGACACTTTCCAACCACGCATTGCATTCAAGACCCGTTACGGTGTTGTTGCTAACCCATACGTCATGAACGTAACTGCTGCAGGCGGTCCAGTTCCAGACGGTGAAGCACTCACTAAGGGATTGAATCAATACTACCGTTTGACTCAAATCAGAAACCTCCACGGCAACACCATCTAATAGGTAACCGTGTGTAAAACACCGGAAAACCTCCCGAGAAATCGGGAGGTTTTTCTTTTTCCATAAATATTTTTATGACCTCCCTGAATTGCCAAGATAATTTAAATCCTCTTTACAACAATTATTATAAACTTGAAATTTTAAGAGGAACTAAAAAATTGGAGTTGATGGTTCAGAAAGCCAATCTTCCGGGGCTTACTATTCCAGATCAAGCACAACCAACAATATTTGGTACAACAATTCCTGTTCCGTCTATGACTGTTCAGTATGAACCTCTATCGGTTGAATTTATTGTAGATGAAAATTTAACAAACTGGAAAAGTATATATTCTTGGATGAGAAATTTAACAAATATTGAAAATTCAAATGATTACAATTTAAATTATAATCAATGGCACTACGATGCCACTTTATCAATAATGAGCAGTGAATTTAAATATGGTGGTTGCAACGATCCAGTTTTAACAGTTGGTTTTACAAATTTAATACCAGTAAGATTAACGGGTTTAATTTTTCAATCTGATTCGCCAGATACCAATATTTTAAAGGCATCTTGCACCTTTAAATATTCATTTTACACGTTGTTGCCAGACGCTCCGGAAAACCTTTACGGAAACCCTTCAAATTAATTTATATAGTCTTCTGGATTGTCTGACCAGCCCTCTGCGCTATTGGGATTGGCCTCGGGGTTATAAGGTAGTTTATTGCCCTCTGGTTTGACTTTACGGCGCTTCTTGGGCTTTGGTTGGGGTTCAGGCGGTTCTGGCGGCGAATCGCTTATATCCGATTCTGCCTCTTCGTCGTCGTCTTCTATTAAAATTTCAGCCCCCTCAAAACTGTCGATAAGATCATTAACAAATATTACAAAATCTTCATTGTTGAACAAATCATTTAAAAGATGTAATCCTTGTTGGGTATGTTCATTAGTTTCGTTATTGGAAGCTATTATTGATTTTGGATCAGTTTGCATTGTCATGAAATAAACTTCATACATTTTTTCAAGTTCTAATGAAGGCTCTCCAATAAAAACAACACAATTTTTATTTACAATTGCTTCATAGTTTCTTAAATTTGCAAAATAATTTGTTAATTTTACATATTCAACTATTTCGTTATTTTCCGATCTAGTTGTATAGTTTTCCATTTTTGCTGGAAGTTTAATGTTAATTTTTTCTGGCGTGGGTTCGCTTACAAGGCCAACTAATTCTTCGCCTGTGATTAGCTTAACAACTCTTAATACGCCCGAGAAAGGGTTCTCAGGAAGTGAATCGGACATATGCATGTCCTCCCTTCCATAATATTTATCTTATTGGGTTTCTGTAAAACCCATTGAATGAACTTTATAATCAAACTTTTCTTTTTTGTATATCTTAATACGTTCTTCAAAATGTCGATACACGTGATTCTTGTGTGATTTCCAACAAAGATCATCAACGATATCAAAAACTTTTAACGATTTCTTTTTTTCTGATACTCTCAATCCACGACCAATACTTTGAAGTAGACGAATTACGGATTTTGTAGGAGAGGCGAATACAATATTATCAAGATTAACGATATTAATACCAGCACTAGTTGTACCGTAACTCGCCACCAAAATGGCATCTTTCTCAGTGTCAATAATTCTTCGAATGTATTCTCTGGCTTGCGCTTCTGTTTTTCCTGAGATAAAATAGACCTTACGTGTTCCCGCTTTTTCTTTGCAAAGTTCGTAGAGAGGCTTCCCTTGCGCTTCAACATAATTGAAGAGTACAAGCGTATTGCCCTTTGTTCTGGAGACCAGTTGCCAGATGAACTCATTTCTCTTATCATTACTTATGATCCATTTTATCTCATCGGCATATTTTTGTTTTTTCAATAATTGTTTTTCTTCGTCTGTATACTTCAGTAGAATACAATCAATTCCAAGTTGAGCAAGTAATCCTTTGTTCATTAAGTTTTTTGTCTGTATGAATTGCACTGCTGGACCAAGAATTCCTTCAATGCTCAATCTGTGCGCTTGTGTTTGTTGTAACGTTCCTGTAGTTCCACAACGAAACCAAGCCTTGGTGAGTTTTTGACCAATAAAGTTTATTGATTCTGCTTTTGCTTGATGACACTCATCAAAAAATATAGCATCAAACTTGTCAAACCATTCTCTTGGCAATTTGTATATTGATTGCCAAGTAGAGACTACTATCTGTTTATTTGTTTCTTTTTCTTCGCCAGCAGATATCTTGTGAATGTACTTCTTGCACGACCAAGTCTTGTCTTGGCTTGAGTAATCAAAAAAATCGGCCTCCATCTGATTGACGAGGCCAACGGTTGGAACCAAAATCAATATTTTGCGGTCGGTATTTAATACCTTTTGTAGATATCGAACCAAGACGTATATAATAAGACTTTTTCCAGATCCAGTCGGAGATATCAACACAGAACGATGATTGTTCAATCCATGCATAATAGCTTGCACCTGATGTACATGCATTTGCACTGGTTTTTTGCGAACGGAAACCTTCAGTGATTCGTAAAAAGCCTGAAGTTGATCCTCTGTTACGCATAAAGGATTTTTACTCTCCTTTATATTTAAGGTGTATTTGCGATCTGTGCAAAATTTTTGTAAATAGGTTTTTAAACCTCTGGGAAGAGTAGATGAAAGAATATCATAGAGCCGAATTTTTCCATCCCACATGCGACGTTTAAACATCGGCATAAACTGGGCACCGGGAACCATGAATGAGAAATAATCTCTCAATTCTTGTTTGGTTCCTTTTTCTGCTTTTACATAATATCTTACTTCATCAATAGATTCAACATTTATATCCACATAATATTTAGATGATTCCGTTCATCATTTTTTGCCAATCGATGGCGGATTTTATCATAAAATTTCTGTTGTTAAGTCCTTTTAAAAATTCTTCTACCATTCTAAGTTTTACTTCACTCACAGCAACTTTAGATTTAAGTTCAATGACTTTTGGGTCTGCTTCTACAAATTGTTCTACATCGCTTTTTAATAGTGTAAAATTACAAGGTTCTTCATCCCAAAGTTTTAATTCTTCTTGAGATGCCTTTCCTGTATAAATTTTCCACTTACGCAATTTTAATATTGCAAGGTCGTTATTTTGTTTTGTCAAAAGTAATTTGACATCTGATAAAATTGTAAGATACTTCGAGTGTATTTGAGGTATCTTAAGAGACTCTATTCCTAACTCTGTAGAGTCTATTTGAGAGTCTTTAGTAATAAGTTCTTTAAGGTTCTCTAGATTCATCTTTTAAGATGTAATATAAAGTAACTCTAGAGTAAAGTCAAATAAATATATTTGACAATTATATAAAAGATTTTATAATAACTTTGAGGACTATTGATGCACATCGATCTTCGTGAAATACCTGTGGTTTGGATAAATTTAGATTCGGCAACAAAAAATGCAGAATTGATGGAATCTAGATTTAAAAAATTTGGATTTAAAAATACACATAGAAAATCTGGTGTAGTTATTCCACCCCCACCGGGGACAGATAAATCTATAGCACATTTTAGGGGGTGTGGAACTTCTCATATTCAAATTTTACAAGATAAAACTTATTCTACTCCTTTATTAATTTTAGAAGATGATGTAGAGTTTATTGAAAATTTTAATCCAGTAATCGACATACCAGATGACTCTGATGGAGTTTATCTGGGCATTTCACATGGTAACGTGTATTACGGGTCATGTCAACACAATGAAAATTATTTAAGAATTGCTGGTATACTTGCTGCTCATGCCATTTTGTATGTTACGGAAACATACAGAAAGGCAATGTCTGATATTGGAGAATATTGCCTTTACACATTGAATAAACCTTGGGATTTAGGAACAGCTGGTATACAAAAAGATTTTAAAGTTTACACTCCAAACAATCCGTTGATCTACCAATCCGATGACAGACAAAGTTCAAATAAATGGCAAGGTTTAACTGACAGACCACTTCAAAATAGAAATACGGTATTTGCATGATTACATTTAACATGTTGGGTAGATATGGAAGAATGGGAAACCAAATGTTCCAATATGCCACGTTGTATTCAATAGCAAAAACTAGAGGATACGAGTTTGGAGTTCCATATCAAGTTAAATCAGAAAACCCATACTCAAATTTTTGTTTAAATGAATGTTTTTTAAATCTATCAGCAAAAGATAGTTCAAATACATTTGTATACAAAAGAGCACAAGAAAGACAGTTTACATATAATGCTGGAATTTTTGGAATAGAAGATAATACGGATATAGTTGGTTACTTCCAGAGTGAAAAATATTTTAAAGATTACAAAAACCAATTACTAAAAGAATTTGAATTTAAAAATGAAATAAAAGAAAAAGCAAAAGATATAAGATGCATAACTAAAGAACCATTGATATCTCTTCATTTGAGACTTGGTGATTATAAAAATTTAGTAGACAAACATCCAATATGCACATTAGAGTATTATAAAGAAGCTTTGGATTTATTGCCCGACGATCTGTTGATTTGTGCTTTTAGCGATGAGCCAGAATTAGCAAAAAATTTATTTGATTCACTAGGTAAAAAGTATTTTACACCAGAATCAGATGATCAATTTACAGACATGTGTTTAATGACCCTTTGTGATTATCATATACTTGCAAACAGCAGTTATAGTTGGTGGGGGGCTTGGTTGTCTGAAAGTAAAAAAACAATAGCACCGTCTGATTGGTTTGGGAAAGACGAGAATATGCCTAAAAATTGGTCTGATATATATTGTAGTGATTGGATTATTATATGAGTACGTTACACATTTTTACAAACGCTTTTAATACACACTCTTGTTTAAATAATCCCCCAAAACTTTTTAATTGGACCTTTAATACATATCCAAAAAATAAAGAACCAATTGTTTATTTTGATGAAGCCATATTTCGTTATATGAATGATGGCTATAATGGACCAAAATATGGATGGCTAGGCGAATCGACAGAAATAATAGCACCATTAATAATGGGTATTACATCAAACAAAGATATTTTAAAATTAAAATATAAAAAAATATTTACAAACGATAAAAGAATAATTGATATAGATCCCAATTTTTTTCAATATAATCCACCAGCATCAAATATGCCTTGGATAAAAGAACCAAAAATATATGAAAAAAATAAACTATGTTCTTATATTACTAGTTTTAAACAATTTACTTCCGGTCATATTAAAAGAATGGAATTGTTTGAAAAATTAAAAAATAATCCAGATTTTAAAGATCATATTTTTGGAAGAGATTATAAATTTATTCCAGACAAATTGGATGGATTAAAAGATTATATGTTTTCTATTGTAATAGAAAATAGTGTTTATCCAAAATATTACACCGAAAAAATTACAGATTGTTTTGCAACAGGTACTGTACCTATATATTACGGAGACACATCAATAGGTGAAGATTTTGATTTAAATGGTATTATTTTTATAGAAAATTTAGAGTCTCTTGATTTATTAAATTTTGATTTATATTATTCTTTAATGCCAGCGATTCAAAATAATTTTGATCGTGTTTCTAAATTAAAAACAGCAGATGATTGTTTATATGAAAGTGTAAAAAATGATTCGATTAAGTATTAATAATTTTTGGCCAAATTTTAATTATAATGAAAATATATTTATTTCAATTTTATCAGAAATATATGGAAATGATTTAATATTAACTAATGATGTTAATGATTGTAATTTATGTATTGTTGCAGAAAATTATGTTCCCCCAGAAATAGATAGGTCAAAAACAAAAATATTAACATTTATGGCTGAACCTAAACCAGTTCAGTATCAAGATGGGGATTATCATTTATCATTTGATCCCGATAGAGAGGATCTTAAAAATATAAGATTTCCTGCTTGGTATTTTTATATAAATTTTTATAATCTCCAAAATCAAAAAAATCCCATTCCAGCTGTGAACCAATACGAGTTAAATAACAATAAATGGTTCAACACACAAAAAGATAAATTTTGTGTAGCTCCATTTTCTGCTATTCATAAAAATAGAGTAGATTTTTTTAATTTACTTAATTCCTATAAGCCAACATTTGGCTTTGGCCTTCCTTTTGGTAATGGTGATAATGATAGAAATCAATTAAGAAAGTATGATGCTATTTGTTCTTTTAAATTTGCAATGGCATTTGAAAACACATATAAAACTGGATATGTTACTGAAAAATTTTTACAAGCAAAAACCGCTGGATGTATACCTATTTACTGGGGTGATTCTTATGTTTTAAGTGATTTTAATCCAGATTGTTTTATATATGTTAATAATTTTAAAACATATGAAGAATGTTTAGAATATATCAAATATGTTGATTCTAATGAAGATGTTTATCAAAAAATAAAAAATTCCCCTATATTTAAATATGATATAAACCAATCTTTGGAATCAATAAAACAAAAAATTAAAAGAACAATTCAATTATGAAAACTAGAGTAATAACTTTACCAAAAGCATTTGATCGACAGAAAAAAATAGATGAAATATTTAAATTAAAAAATATTGATTTTCAATATAGATTGGGTGTTGATATTAAAGATTTAAAATTTACCAAACAGCCGGGTTTTAGTTTTAAAGATAAGTCATATTTAATAAATAAAACAAATTTATTAAAATATACAAATAGACTTTGGATTCGTTTTGGAGAGATTGCTGCATTGATGGCGCATAAAAATATATGGGAAGAATTGGTAAATGATGAAAACGAATCAGTATATTTGATATGTGAAGATGATTGTCGGTTTTCAGATGCTTTTACATTTGAATGCTTAAAATCATTTGACTCCAGTAAATACGATCTTTTATATTTGCAGTCAGAAACTGCCCATTATCAAAATAAAAATAATTTTGTAAAAACATATGGAAATGCAGAGTGGGACGACAGATTAAAGGTTATAGAAAACAATAAGCTAATAATGTTTGAAGGTTTTGCGGGATATTGCCTATCAAAACAAGGGGCTAAAAAATTAATTAATTATGTTGAAACAAACGGCTATGATGGTCCTATAGATAACCTAGTTTGCCATATCGAAGATTTTTTATCAGTATGTCCGGCAAATATAAATGATTATGTTTGTTTAGATTCAGATTCAAAATATTCGTTCACACATAGTGGAGATTTTATTCATGAATATATTTTAAATGGTATAGAACTACAGTCTAAAGAACCATTAAATATTATAAATTAATTACTTGTTTTTTAAATTAAAAAGAGTACAATACTATTGTGGAACATATTTTAAAATTAGTTGAAGAATATATAAATCAAAAAGAAAAAAAGACATGGATTCCCGGTCACGATACAGTAAAATATGCTGGTCCATATTTTACTGCAGAAGAATATGTTGCCGCCATAGAAGCACTTTTAAATGGATGGTTAGTGCTTGGGCAAAGTGGAATTAAATTTGAAAATACATTTCCAAAATTATTTAATAAAAATTTTGGAATACTAACAAATAGTGGAAGTAGTTCAAATTTAATAATGATGTCGGCAATGACATCAAAAAGACTTTACAATTTTCCTAAAGGAAGTAAAGTAATAACGCCAATAGCTGGATTTCCTACTACTTTGAATCCAATATTTCAGGTAGGATTTGAACCAGATTTTGTGGATATTGAATTAAATTCTTTGAATCTTAATTTAGATCAAGTAGAAGAAAAAGCAAAACAAGGATCAAAAATTATAACTTTTGCCCATGTGCTGGGAAATCCACCCAACATGGATCAGTTAATGGATATAGTAAAACGTTATGATCTAATCCTTTTAGAGGATTGCTGTGACGCATTAGGATCAACCTATAAAGATAAGCCACTTGGATCGTTTGGACAATTTGCTAGTTGTTCTTTTTATCCAGCACATCATATTACAATGGGTGAGGGTGGTTTTATTGCGTGTAACACACACGATCAAGAGATTGTAATTAGAAGTTTTAGAGAATGGGGTCGTGGATGTTATTGCGTAGGAGAGAAAGCAAATCTTCTTAAAAATGGTTGTTGTGGAAAAAGATTTTCAAATTGGCTACCGTCATTACCAGATGAAATTTTTGATCACAAATATGTTTATGATGAAATTGGTTACAATTTAAAACCAATAGAATTACAAGCAGCAATGGGATTGGTTCAAATGAAAAAAATCCCAGAAATAAATGAAAAAAGAAAAAAAAATCATGCTAGATTGATAGAAATATTTTCACCATATAAAGAATATTTTATATTACCAAAAGCAACAGAGCATTCCGATCCAAGTTGGTTTGCGTTTGCTGTAACCATTAAAGATAATTCTAAATTTAAAAGAAAAGATATTGTTAAATTTTTAGAGAATAATAAAATTCAAACAAGACCATATTTTGCAGGAAGCGTTATGCTGCAACCAGCATATGATGGTTTAATGGATGTAAATAGTATAATAAGTGAATATCCAAATGCTAGAAAAGTAACAACCGATACTTTCTTTTTGGGAACAAGTCCAGTAATAACAGATGTTCAATTGAATTATATTGAACATACAGTACAAAAATTTTTTAAACAAATATAAGGAAAAATATGTCTAGAGTAGAAAATTTAAAAAATGCAGTAGGCGAAGCAATAAAATCATATGAAAATAAAAATATAACGGAAGATATTTTTGCTATAAAAGGATTTTCAGGAAAAGAGTATAAACTATTTGCAAATAAATTACTAGAACAACCAATAGTAAAAAATTATTTGGAAATAGGTGTATGGCACGGATCAACTTCAATAGCAGCTTTAAAAAATAATACACAAAAATTAAATTATTGGGTAGTTGATAACTTTTCTCAATTTGGATCACCAAAGCAAGAATTTATAAATAATTGGAAAAATTATATTGGATCTGAACCAAATTTAATAGATGAAGATTGTTTTAAAATTAACTTAGAAAAAAAAGGTCTTAAGGATATTGATGTTTATTTTTATGACGGTGATCACGAAGAAAAAGATCACTATCTAGCACTTCAATATTATTATCCAGCCATGGCCGATTCTTTTATTTTTATGGTTGATGATTGGTGCTGGCCCAAAGTACAGATTGGTACATTTAATGCAATCAGAGATTTAAATCTAAAAATAGAAATGCATGTTGGGTTTTATGGAAATGAAGACTCAAATGGTTGGTGGAATGGTTGTGGAATTTTTATATTTAAAAAGTAAATATGTCTAAACGAACATTAATAATAACTGGCACTACTGATTTTGGAAGAAGTCCTGATTCCACAGATAATACTATGGAAGAAGTTTTTGATTTAACACTTCCATCTAAACAAAAATATGCTAAAAAACACGGTTATGATTTTTTAGCAATGAGATCTTTTGGTATTGATAAACAAAACAGATATAAACCAAGTGATATAGGATTTTTAAGAACTCTTAGAACATTTGAAATGCTAGAGAGTTATGATTGTGTAATGTGGATAGATGCAGATTCGTTAGTAACAAATAATGATTATAAAATTGAAGATTTTTTAATTTCTGATAATCATGTTTTTTATGCATCATATGATTGGGCTGGAAAATTTACATTAAGTGGTGGAAATTTTATAATTCAAAATACAGATAAAACAATAGAGTTTTTAAATTATTATTATAAAATTTCAAAACATTTTGAAGAAGAACAAACTACTTTAAATTATATTGCTTTTAAAAACCCAGAATTAAATTACATAAAAATTTTAGAACATAAATTTTTAGGATCTGTTCCTAGTATAGATCAATATACAACAAATGTTTGGGGAAGAAGACCCGATCCACCTTATCCATGGAATAAAGAATCATTTTTAGTTCATGTAACAGGAATAGGAAATAAAGAAAGAATTGAAATTTTTAAAAAACATTATAATTCATTTTTATGAATAAACTTCAGTTAAAAAACGTTACACTTTATTCATATAATTGTGTAAATCCAATTAATAGTATTAAAGCTTTACTTTATAGTTCTAAAGATATAGATTTTGCAAAAATAATTTTAATAAGCAACACAAAACCAGAAAAAATACCATCAAATATTGAATTTGTAAAAACAGAATATATTTCTCATAAAGAAAGTTCAATGTTTACTTATACAACATTACCAAATATAATTGATACAGATTATTGTTTGGGAATTCACGATGATGGGTTTGTAATAAACCCACAACTATGGAGAAAAGAATTTTTTGACTATGATTATATAGGTGCACCTTGGAAATGGGAAGGTAGAAGAAATAGAGTTGGAAATGGTGGATTTGTTTTAAAAAGTAATAAATTTGTTCAACTAACTAAAAATTTAAAATTTTTAGGATATTGTGATGATGGTGAATTAACAAATATGTATTATGATTATTTCATCCAAAATGGATGTAAATATGCACCCGTAGAAATAGCAATGAAATTTTCTTTAGAATCTAAAATACCAGAATGTGATTTTGATTTAAATAAAAGTTTTGGTTTTCATGGAAAAGGAAATCCACAAGATACACAAGTTCACGATGGCTTTTATGAACAGTTTCAAGAAAAATGCAAATTACTGGATACAATAGAAATATGAATTCAAAATATATAATAATAAAACCTGACGAATACTGTGGAATGTGTGGCTGTATATGGCAAGTAATACGAGCTATATTTCACAATCCAAATAAACTTTATTATATTGATTTCACTGACAGTATATACAATACTAAAAAAAATGATAATGTTTGGGATTATTTTTTTGAACAGCCACATAAAAATACATTTCCATCCTCGGATGAAATTGAAAATTTTGTAGGTTTAATTTCAAATCAAGATAGTGAATTTATTTGGACAAATACTGTTCCCAACACTGTTGAAGAAATATCAAAAAGAAGATTTATCTTTCACAATATTATTAAAAATTTTATAAAAATAAAACCAGAAATTGAAGAAAAAATTAACAAGTTTGTTAGTTTAAATTTTGATAATAAAAAAATATTAGGAGCGCATTTTAGAGGAACCGACCACCCATATAAAAAAAATATGGATGAATATTTTAAAATAATTGATAAAGTTATAAATGAATATGATTACATTTTTGTTTCATCAGATTCAAATGAAAGATACGAAGCAGCAAAAAAATATTATGGTACAAAATTAATTTCATATAGTGCTTTAAGAAGCGACAAAGATGACACCCCATTACATATGCCTTGGTATGAACGAAGATGGAAAAGAAATCCAACTTTTGAGTATCAATATAAAATTGCACAAGATGTTATAGTCGAAGCTTATTTATTATCAAAAGTAAATTTTTTATTTTGTTGCCCTGGATCAAATGTAAATTATTTTGCCAGATCTTTAAATCCATTTTTAGAATCAGTAGAAATTTTATGAAAAAAGTAGTATACGTCACGGGTTGTCTAGGATTTATTGGTTCATATGTAACTCGTTCATGCCTACAAAAAGGATGGTACGTAAAGGGAGTAGATAAAATGACATATGCAGCTAATAAAAATTTGCTTGAAGAATTTAAGCAGTATAGTAACTTTTCATTTGTTCATTGTGACATCAATGACTTAAAGTTTTTATACGATTGTGATTATATTATTAACACAGCAGCAGAAACTCATGTTGGTAATTCAATAGCCAATAGTGATGATTTTATCGCCAGTAATATAAACGGTGTTCATAACATTTTGGAATTAATAAAAAACTATAGGCAAGAAAATACTAAAATTCCTATCCTACTACACTTTAGTACAGACGAAGTGTATGGTGATATTGTAGAGGGAGCACACACCGAATCCGATTTATTAAAGCCATCCAATCCATATTCTGCTTCAAAAGCAGCAGCTGATATGTTAGTTTTGGCGTGGGAAAGAACTTATAATGTTCCATATATTATAGTTCGCCCAACAAACAATTATGGTATAGGACAATATGTTGAAAAACTAATACCAAAAGCATGTAAATATTTAAAGTTAGGAAGAAAAATTCCATTGCATAATAATGGTACACCTATTCGAAATTGGCTTCATGCAGAAGATACAGCCAATGCAATCATAACAATAATTGAAAGCGGTGTTAAGAATGAGATTTACAATATTGCCGGAGGATTCGAACAGAGTAATATTACAACTGTTCAGAAAATATTGACTTCTAATGGTATAGATTTATCTGAATTTGACAAATATGTTGATTTGTCTTGCAATAGACAGGGGCAAGATGTACGATATGCTCTGGATGACACAAAACTTCGTTCGCTAGGTTGGAGTCCCGTTAAGAAATTTGATGAAGAATTAGTAAAGATTGTTGAATATTATAAACATCGTTTTATTTGGTAAAATATATGAAAGTAAGTGATGCGATTGTAAATATAATGTTGAAGCACAACATAAAAGTTGTGTTTGGTATCATAGGTTCTGCTAATTCTCACATTTTTGATTCATTACACAAACATCCCAGTATTAAAGTTGTTCCTGTCCACCACGAACAAGTAGCAGTAATGGCAGCAGGAGCCTATTACAGAGCAACAGGAAAGATGGAGGCTGTTGCTTTGGTTACTGCCGGTGGTGGTTCTTCAAACGCATTTACTGGCATTCTTTCAAACTGGGCAGATTCAATACCAAGTATTATTATTTCAGGGCAGGAGCAATCGTATTACATTGATCAATATTCTGATATGAGGATGTATGGCATACAGGGTTATGATTCCGTAATCACATATAAAAAACATACCAAGATGTCAGAAAGAGTAACAAAGGAAAATGTTTGTTCTCTTTTCGAGAGAGCATTTACTTTGTCTCAAGAGGGAAGACCCGGTCCCGTTTTTCTGGAAGTACCGTTTGATGTTCAATCTCACATAGTAGAGTCAACGAATGTAATAACTGATGATGTTAATATTGATATAATACAAGAAGACGATATTGATTATATAATTGATCGCCTTAATAAATCAACAAAACCAGTAATCTTAGGTGGTCATGGAGTAAAGTTATCAAACTCTGAACAGTATTTCAAAAACTTTGTTTCTAAACATAATATTCCAACTCTTCTTACATGGTCGGCTGTTGATTTACTAGAGACAGATGATGTAAATAATTTTGGTAGGCCCGGTGTTCATGGACAACGAGCAGCAAATTTTATAACACAAAATTGTGATCTTTTAATTGTATTTGGTAGCAGGTTATCTTTATTACAAACTGGCTATTCTAGAAAAGACTTTGCTCCACACGCACATATAATTCATATTGATATAGATCCAACAGAAACAAAAAAATTTAATGGAAAGAACATCAATGTGAATGTAAATGCAGTTTTATCTAAACTTTTGGATCGATCTAATGATATAGATCTTCAGATAGACAATTGGAAAACATATTGTGTTAATATTCGCAATCAATATCCGTTAGTGATGCCAGAACATTTAAGTGATCCAACTAATTCATATACATTCATGGATTGGTTTTCCAAAAAAGTACCAGACAATTACAACATTGTTACCGATATGGGAACTGCATTATTAAGCGGATTCTATGGATTCAATATCAAATCAAATCAAAAAATGTTTACTTCTCTTGGTTTGGGTGAAATGGGATATGGAATTGCAGCAGCAGTTGGCGCAGGATTTGCCGGTAAACCTGTCATGTGTTTGAATTGTGATGGTGGGATGATGATGAATTTGCAGGAATTACAAACCATAAAAACTCATGATCTACCTGTAAAAATTGTTATTTTTAATAACGACGGATACTTGATGATTAAGCATACTCAAAATTTGTTATTTTGTGGAACAAAAACTTGTGTTGACAAAAAAACTGGTGTAGAATTACCAGACTACAAAAAAGTGGCAAATGCATTTGGATATGAGTATTATACGATTGATGCTATAGATGATTTTATTGCATCTCCAACACAGGCTATTCTAGAAGCATTCATGTCGCCTAATCAAGATTTCATTCCAAAAGTACGAGGAATTAAAAATGCCGACAACACAATACAGGCTGGTTTATTAGAAGAAATGTCACCATTACTCCCACTAGAGGAGATTAAAACCGCAATGATCTCTGGTATCAATCAACGAAGTATAGGTATGAACAGATGAAAAAAATCAGAGTAGCAATTATCGGAACAGGAAATATAGGAACAGATTTGCTTTTGAAATCATTGAAAAAAGACTTCATAGAAGTAGTGATTTTTGTTGGAAGAAGAATAAATTCTCCAACAATAGAAATTGCAAAGAAAAAAGGTATATTTGTTTCTGATAGAGGTATTGATTATTTTATTCAAAATCCAAATGCATGTGATGTGGTATTTGATTGCACAAATGCTATTGATGCAAAGTTACATGCAGAAGTTTTTGAAAACCAAAAAATACATGTGATTGATTTGACTCCATCCAAAGTAGGAGATATGTGTGTTCCTGACATAAATGGAGATACAATTCTAAAAACAAGAAACATAAACATGATAACTTGCGGTGGTCAAACATCAATACCAATGCTACATTTACTTTCCAAACGATGTGATGGTCTTGAATATATTGAAGTAGTTTCACAGATATCATCTAAGAGCGCCGGAATAGCAACAAGAATTAATATAGATGAATATATTAAAACAACAAAAAATGCCATAACTAAATTTACAGGATGCAAAAACACAAAGGTTATTCTTAATTTAAACCCAGCAGAACCATGTGTTGATATGCAAACTACGATGTTTATAAAAACAAAAAATATCAATAACAATAATTTAATAGAAGAAATTGCGGATAAGATAGAAGAACTAAAGACGTATATTCCATACTATGAATTAGTTTTGCCCCCCACAATTAAAGAAAATGATGTGTTGGTGTTGAGCGTTCGAGTACGGGGTTCTGGTGATTATTTGCCAGAATATGCAGGAAACCTTGATATTATTAATTGTGCTGCAATTAAAGAAGCAGAAACATTATGGAGAAACATGAATGAAAATCATATTAACTGATTCTAGTTTGCGCGATGGAAATCATAGTGTAAAGCATACAATTAGTCTTGACAGTATCGAACGGTACTGTCAATTTGCAGATAGAGCGGGTATACCAATAGTAGAAGTTGGCCATGGAAATGGTCTTTCCGCTTCATCTTTATTGATTGGTAAGGCTGTAAACAGTGATACTGAAATGTTAACTGCTGCTAGAAAATCTCTTAAAAGATCAAAACTCGGTATTCATAGTATTCCTGGTCTATCTACTCTAGATGATATTAAACATGCATTAGATTGTGGTGTTGATGTTGTTAGAGTAGCAACACACTGTACAGAGGCGACTTTATCAAAACCTCATATAGAACATTTATCTAAATCTGGAAATGCTGTATATGGAGTATTGATGATGAGTGCGCTAATTGCTGCTGATGAACTAGTTGAACAAGCAAAAATTATGGAAAGTTATGGTGCAAATGGCGTAATCATAATGGATTCTACTGGTTCATATTTACCCGGCAATGTAGAAGAAAGAATTACAAAACTAAAGAATGCTCTTCAGATATCAATTGGTTTTCATGCTCATAATAATTTAGGATGTGCTGTAGCAAATAGTCTAACGGCAGCAGAATGTGGAGCAGAATTTATTGATGTATGTATTCGTGGTTTTGGTGCTGGGGCAGGAAATGCTCCACTCGAAATAATGATACCTGTTCTGGAACAAAGTGGATTTAAAGTTGGAATAGACTTTAAGGAAACAATTAAAGAAGCAGATAAAGTAATGTCATATCTTGTTCCATCTCAATCTGTTTCTGCTCCTATAAATGTTTTAACAGGATTAAAGCGATTGTTTAGCGGATTTGAAAAACCAATTGTTGCTGCATCACAACTACATGGTATTGAGTATTCATCTTTGATATTTGAATTAGGCAATAGAAAATTAGTAGCAGGACAAGAAGATCTAATTTTAGAGATAGCACAATCTATAAAGAATAAACTATAAAATGCGAATACTGATAACAGGTGGTAATGGTTATATTGGTCGAAATTTGTTTATTAGTCTTGCGAGTAAATATAATGTAACTAGAATAACACGCCAAAACTTTGATCTCACGAACTATAATGATACTTGCGAGTGGTTTCATGAACGACAATTTGATGTTGTTATTCACACAGCCATAAGTGGTGGAAATAGATTACACAAAGATGACAATTCTGTATTTGAACAAAATATGGCAATGTTCAATAATTTGATTGTAAATAAACACTGTTTTTCTAAGTTGATATCTTTTGGCTCAGGTGCTGAGATTTTTCATGGGGATACACCATATGCCAATAGTAAGCGAGAAATCGCAAAGCATATTCTTCACTATCCAAATTTTTATAATCTAAGAATATTTGGTGTGTTTGATTATAATGAATTGGACAGCAGATTTATAAAATCAAATATAATAAGATATTTAAAAAAAGATCCAATGGTTATTCATTTTAAAAAAATTATGGATTTTTTTTATATGAAAGATCTAATTTCATTAGTTGAATATTATATTCAAAATAGTAATTTACCAAAAACGGTAGATTGTTCATATAAAGAAAAACACACTTTGATAGATATAGCAAACTACATTAATACATTATCTGATTACAAAGTTCCAATAATAGTGGAAGATTCAAACAAATTTGAATATTATTGTGGTACACACCATGGATTGTCAATAAATGAAATAGGACTTTTTGAAGGTATAAATCAAACAGCAAAAAAATTAATATGAAAAAGAAAGCATTAATAATTGGTGCAAATGGTCAAGATGCTTCTTACCTTGCAGAACTTTTGATTACTAAAAATTATGAAGTTCACGGAACTATAAGAAGAAATTCTGTACCAGAGTCTCAAACAACTAGAATTCAACATCTTCATGATAAAAAGTTAATTACCTTACACTATGCAGATTTAACAGATGCTCTAAGTATAGAAAGCACTATTCAAAAACTTCAACCAGATGAAGTTTATCATCTTGCAGCACAGTCACATGTTCAAATTTCATTTGATCTACCACAGTATACTTTGGATGTAAACGGTGGTGGAACTTTAGCAGTATTAGAAGCTGTGAGAAGATTTTCACCACATTCAAAAATTTATCACGCAGCAACATCTGAAATGTTTGGCAACTCAAAGGATTCAGACGGTTATCAGCGTGAAACAACTCCAATGATTCCAGTAAGCCCATATGGGTGTGCTAAGTTGTATGCACACACACTGTGTAGAAATTATAGTCAAGCATATGGCATTTTTGCTTGCTCTGGAATTTTATTTAATCACGAATCCCCGCGAAGAGGAATTAACTTCGTAACAAATAAAGTAGCATTGCAGGTTGCAAAAATTAAAATGGGGTTGGCTGATAAGTTGATATTGGGTAACTTGGATTCTTATCGTGATTGGGGTCACGCTAAAGATTATGTTGAAGCCATGTGGTTAATGTTACAACAAGAAAAGCCAGAAAGTTATGTAATAGCTACAGGAGAAACCAGATCTGTTAGAGAAATGGTTTCTTATGTTTTTAATTATGCTGGTTTAGATCAAAGTAAATACGTTTTTAGCGATGAAAAATATTATAGACCAGAAGAACTGCATTATTTACGTGGTGATTCGTCAAAAGCTAGAAACGAATTAAATTGGAAACCAAAGATATCATTTAATCAAATGATGGAAGAGATGGTTGATTATTGGAGTGCAAGACTTAGTAATAAAAAAATTGATTTAGTCGAAATCTGAGTTATAATAATATCGTGAAAAAGCCTAAGAAAAAGAAAACTAAGCCATCAGATGATGATTATGTAGATAATCAAAAACTGTATGATGCTCTTGTTGAATACAGTAAAAAAGTAAAAGAAAATGAAAACTCTGGAAGAAAAAAACCAAAGTTACCAGATTATATCGGTGAGTGCATTTTAAAAATAGCAAGCAGACTTTCTTATAGACCTAATTTTGCAAATTATCCGTATAGAGAAGAAATGGTATCCGATGCTGTTTTAAACTGCATAACTTATATTGA